GAATAGAACACGCCGTCCGAACCGACACCACCCGTCAACATGGTTCGCTCAACCAGCTGATAGTCGGTGTCAATATCTTCTTGCTGGTATACCACCCGAAACTTTGTCGGCTGGTTCTGTTTCACGAACGACAAGGTTTCTTTCCATGACAGACGCACCGGATCGAGAAGTGGGCCGTCCGGCCATGCCGGAGCATCCTTGCGACGGCTTTTCGGGCCGGTATCCAACTCTTCGTAGTACGCCCGATAGATCAGATGATGATATTTCTGTTTCCGAACCGGATCAGACATCGCCTCATCGACCGTCAGATCGTCGCCCGAACCCTCAGTATCGTCCACATCCTCGTAGATCACTTTGCTCAAACAATGGGCGTACAAGTCACCCGGCCCCAACCGCTGACCGATCACCGACACCAAACCGCCCGGATCACAACGAGCCTCAGCCATCGAATCCCAACGCTCCAACAGACGATCACGCGCAACAGACTCCTTCGAGTTCTCGGGGGAAGCCACGTCATCAAACAAACACAAGTCGGCACGATGACCGATGAACTCAGAATCAATACCGTACGCCGAAACAGTCGGCTCCTTGTTCTCCAACATTCCGGGGATCATCTGCTCAACAATGAACTCCTCGGCCCGCCACAACGAACCTGACGCGATCGGCTTGAAACGGCCGTAATCATGCGCCAAACACGCCTCCGCATCAACCGCCAAACCCTTACGCACCAACTCCGGGTCTGCGATCAAACGAGTAGGACGTTCCAACGTCTCACGAATACGACGCGAATACATCTTCGCCAATGTCTGCGAAATCGAACCGATCAACACACGAATCGCCCGGTTCCGCACAATGCACCAAACCGCAACATCATGGAACAACGTCGATTTACCTGCACCCGGAGGACAGTTCAACACCATGAACTCTTTGTCCTCCGACTCCAAATACGACACAATCTTGTACGCCGCATCAACCTGCCACGGAGACGGGACACGGCCCAAATAGACGCGACGAAAATAATCGAAATCGTCCCAGCCGCGTTTCGCCCGCTCCGACAAACGGTCATACGGAATCACCGGAGGCAACTCGGCCATATCAGCCAAATCAACCTGCAAACGACGCATCGTCTCACCAGACCTATGCGCCTTCGCCCCAGCAACCTTCGCATCCACCTGCGCCTGCTGCAACTGGGCGTTCAACAACTTATTCTTCGCCACCCAATTCTGACCGGTGTTGTAATGAATACCCGCAATCTTGCAAGCCTCAGTAATCGACACACCCGCATTGATCGCCGCCCAAAAACGAGCTTTATCATCACCCGAAATACCGCGTCGCCCAGAATTTTTCGTGCCAGCCATATCGCTCCAGTAAAGCACAAACCCCCACTCGGCAGGGGGATGCCGGATGGAGGCGTGCAGGTTGCCGGCCCGGAGAGAGAGCAACAGGCCGACAACCCTCAGTATACACACAACCCCGACAGAAGGTGTACACTCAAACTACCCCCGCGCAACCCAACCCGATTGCCGGAAGCAAGGACAACAGGAAAGGAAAACTGCCGTCATGGACGAGCATACCACACCCCGACTACAAGCCGACGCATACTTCGCCATCATCCCCGAATGGATACTTGACGCACCCATCAGCCCCACAGCCGTCAGAACATTCGCCCTACTCCAACGCTACGCCAACAACCAAAACACCTGCTGGCCATCCCGCAACACACTCGCCAAAAGAATGAGCTGCTCCACCGACACCGTAGACCGCGCACTCAAAGAACTCCACAAAATCAACGCCATCAGCATCCAACACCGCACCAGCACACCCGGCCAACCCCAAACCAACCTCTACACACTCCACATGGGGGTAGCCGCACCGTTGCGGACAGGTAGCCGCACAGATGCGGAGGGGATAGCCGCACAGATGCCCACCAAATCAAAGAAGAAGAACCAAAGCCAAGAACAAACACACACCACATCATCCGAAGATGATGGATTCGAAACGTTCTGGAACCACTACCCACGCAAAATCGGAAAAGGCGCAGCCCGAAAAGCATGGAAAACTGCCCTCCGAAAAACCACCCCCACCACCATCATCGAAGCCACCCAGCTTTACACCATCACCTGCCCCAAAGACCCCCAATACATCGCCCACCCCACCACATGGCTCAACGCCGAACGCTGGCTCGACCACCAAAACACCCCAACCCCCACCCCACCCACCCCCAAAACCCCACCACCCCTCTGCGGCCAATGCCACAACGGATGGGTCTACATCACCCGCAAAGACGGCACAGAAGCCGTCACCCCCTGCACCTGCCAAACACCCCCACCCACCTGATACAATCAACCCCACAACCAAACCCCCCACACAGACCCCTAGCCACCTGCACGGCTTGCGAGGATGACACACGGAAACGTGGGTAGACGATCATGCACCGACATGATCGAGCAGCGTCCAAACGACACAAATGCGAACGGTGACCGTCCTGAAAAAACCGGCGACCAGAGAAACAACTCAAACAGCGGGAGGACTAAACCATCCCTACACCCTCAAAGCCGCCAACCCCAAAAACCACACTTGCACAACACAACTAATATATAGGTACGTCGCCTGCGCGCGCGGCACACCCCCGGTTGCGTGTTGGCGCGTGTCTCAGAGGGTGGCGGGTGTGTTCGACACGTCCGACACGTCACCCGCAAGATTCGATCGACGCGAGAGAGAACCCGCCCACACCCACACACGCCGAACAACCGAACCGAACGCGCCGAACGTGTGCGCGCCGGCGGGTGAGTGTTGAGAGTGTCGCGCCTAGAACTAGGTGTGTGGTGTGGTGATCTAGGTGTGTGGTGTGGTTGGTTGGTTGGTGTGTGGTGTGGTCTGGTTGGGTGATCTGGTTGGCGGGTGTGTGTGTGGTTGGTAGGTAGCGAGAACCGGGTGTGGTGTCAAGCTGTTGGCGGGTGATCTGGTTGGTTATTGACTAGGTGTGTGGTGTGTGCTTAGAATCGGGTGTGTGGCAGTAGGTCACCATTAGAGAGAGAGAGAGAGATATGAGTAGCGAGTGTGTGCGGTTTGGTTGGTTCCCTATGGTTGGGTTCTCCTATAACGTGACGCGCCGGTTCTATGGTCAGACCGGCGAGTGTGTGCGGGTGGATTCGATCGATCACAAGCGGGCGCGGGTGTGTGTGTCGCTGGTGTCGGGTGTGGTTGGTGCGGGTGCGCGTGTGGTTCTCACGTTCGATGAGTGCGAGAATCTGATGTGGGAAGAAATGGCGCGTCCGAATCCGTTCGCGTGATCTGGTTCGCCTAGTCGCGTGTGTTGGCGCGGTTCGGGGTTCGATTCCCCGCTAGGCACTACCGGCCAACCGGCCGGAGATAACAGAAAGAGAGAGAGATATGAGTACCGGTGACCGGAAAGTGTTTGGGCTTGTTCTGCCCGTAGAAACGTTTCTAGATATGGCGCGTAAGCGTGGGGAAGAACACGCGACGTATGACCGGAACGATGGCGAGTATCGGACTGATCCGTTATCGGGTGTGTTTGCGGGTGAGAGTGTGCGCGAAATGTTGGGTGATCTGATCGATGCGTTAGGCGACGAGTACGCGGACGACGTATGTGACGCGTACGAATCGGGATACGCGGACGTATGGCGCGATACTGATTCGGTCGATGTGTGCATCGACTGCGTGCAAGTGTTGGCGAATGGTGTGTGTGACGGTTGGGAAGATTCGCCGGACGATACGCGCGAACGGCCGGCGGGTGTGTTTCCGTATCTGATCGATGGCGCGTGGCCTACTGATGGCGTGACGACGTTCGCTAAATGGCCGTGCGAGTGTTGCGGGTCTAAGCTTGCGGGTGAACGTCATACCGTGATTGTGTGGGTGTCGCCGGATTCGGAGAGTGTGACCGGCGCGTGATCTGGTTGGCGGGTGCGCGGTTGGGCGCACGTGGGTTCGATCCCCACACCCGCACTACCGGCGATAGTCGCCGGTTCTAGAGAGAGAGAGAGAGATATGAGTACCAAAGTGGAAACTATGGGGGACACTATTCAGCTGTCGTTCCCGGTGAGTGTGTGTGTGTCGGGTGTTGAGTGGGCGGCGAACTATGGACTTGCTGTCGATGATTGGCGGGCGATTGTTGATGACGTGCGCGGGGAATTGGTGCGGTTGGTGGCGGTTACTGTCGCGGAAGAATTAGACCGGCGCGGATTGGGCGGACACGTCCGCGCGGGTTCGTATGAGATAGGTACGCGCGAATTGTCGTGATTGGTTGGCGGGTGCGCGTGTGTTGGCGCGCTTGTGGGTTCGATCCCCACACCCGCACTACCGGCGATAGTCGCCGGTTCTAAGAGAGAGAGAGCAGATTATGAATGTTCGTGAGAGCGGGCGGGCCACATTACGCGCCCGGTTCTATGGCCCCAATAACAGAACCGGTACACGTATTCGCGTGACGCGGTTCGATAATCCGGCGGGCGCGCTCGATCCCAACCGGATCACGGTCACGTGGGATCACGGTCTAAGCCCGCAAGAGAACTACGTGCGCGCGTTCCGTGAGTATCTGGCGCGCGCCGGTTGGGATGGCAATTGGGTGTCTTCGATGCTGTCTGATGGCGCGATTGGTGTCTACGTGGGCGCGGGTGATCCGGTTGGGTGATCTGATTGGGTTCGCGCTGTTTCACGTTGCCATTGTGGGTGTGTGGGTTCTCGCGGGCGCGTGCTTACCGGAGAATCGCGCGCGTGCGCGCCGGTATCGTGCGCGCCGGAGACGCGAGCTAGAACGCGCGGGTTACCGGTTTCGTAGGTAGTGCGGGCGGGTGATCTAGGCGGGCGGGCGGGTCGAATGGCCTGCCCGCTTGTTGTTTGTGGCGGGTGTCTCGCGTTCGATACTGTTGGGCGCGATACTGTCCCGCGTGCGATACCAGCCGAAAGAATCCGGCCGGTTTGCGAAGAATACTATTGACAAGCGCGACACGGTTCGCGCACAATACAGGGTGTCGGCAATCCGGCCGGACTAATGAGAGAGAGAGGGTAAGCTATGAGTAGGCAATCGGGTGTGTTGTGGGGTGTGAACTACGAACGTCACCATTGGGGTGTGTATTGCTATGCGATGGGTGGCAATATGTATCTGTTGGATCGCAAGTATGTGGGCAACGGTTCGGATCGTTTGTCGGTTCGTGAGTGTGTGCGTGCGTTTCGTTCGGATGTGTTGGGGGTGGCGCGATGACCGGTGACGAAATGTGTTTCCGTGTCACGTTCACGTTTGAGTACGCGACGGTTTCGACCGTTGTCGCGGTTCCGGTTCGTGAAGATGAATCCGACTATTCGGATGATCCGTCCGCGATCGACGTTGCTACTGATCTGTTGGCCGATTGCTACGATTGGGATATGGCAAGCGCGTTCGATGTTGATGTGGAACCGTTGGAATGGGTGGCGCGATGAATCCGAACTATTACCCTGATATCGATGATCCGGTGTTGTGTGACCATTGTGGGCATCCGTGTCACGCGGATGACGCGGTAACGGATGGCAATATCGCGTTGTGCGGGTCGTTTCGCGGTAACGGTTGTGCCGATCGTGCGGTGTGGCGTGGTGATCTGATCGTTGAGATTGATGGGGGTGTGTGGTGATTGATTCCGGGTTGATGGCAAGCTTGTCGGCCGATGATCTCGTTGGCGCGTTGGTTCGTTTCACACGTCATCGGAAACCGTGGACAGGAACGATTATCGATTCGTTGCGTGTTGGCGGTACTCTCGCGTTCCATCTGATCGATGACTATGGGCAACCGTGGTCTGCTGTCCGTTTGGACGAGATCGATGTGGTTCTCCGGTTGCGGGATGGGGTGACATTGTGATTGACGTGTGTGCGATGTGCGACCGGACGCGCAACGATGTGATGTATTCAGACCACGACGATCTGTGGTTGTGTGCGGATTGTTTGGCCGACACGGTTCGTTTGTGGGCGGTTGATCGTTTCACGTCAATGTCCGACCGTGAGTATTCGGGTGATTGGTTCGGCGCGTATGGTGACGGTTGGGACGTGAACATCTGGCAGGACGATGATCGTGTGCGGGTGACGTTGTATCGGTATGACGGTGGCCGGTTCTCCGATGGCGGGATCGCGTGCGGGGTGATTGGTTAGCTTGTGGTTGGCCATATCCCGGTTCTGGCGGGCGGGCGGGTTCGATTCCCGGTATGGCACGATGTCGGCAACGGTGTCGGCATTAGAGAGAGAGAGGATAGTTATGGAAACGGAAACACGATCGTTAGCCTCGCTACTGATCGATGCGGGGGAGAACACCATCGTTTCGTTCGGCGGTTGGGATTGGCGGTATCGCATAGATCAGGATGAAACGTGCGACGTGTCAGATTTCCCGGATTGCTATGGGCGGTTCGCGTTGGTGACATCGTGCCGATGGGGGACACGACAGGCCGAACGTCCTATTGGGTTCGATGGTGGCGCGATGATTATTGATGGTTGGCGGGGTGATCGGCATTGGTGGCAACCACCGGCCGGTGTGTCGGATGTTCGCAAGCTTGCGCGCACGGTGTCGGATTTGTTGTGTTATGGGTTCATATTCGTGCGGGTGGAACGGTTGCGACCGGATGATCGTGACGCGTACGGAGAGCAGATTGTTGATGAGTACGCCATTGTCGGCGGTATCGAATGGGACACGGATGAGAACGATTTGCGGGATTTCATCGATGATCTGATTGACGGTATTGGGGTGTGATTGGTTGGCGCGACCGTCTGGCGGTTTCTCCGGTTCGATCCCGGGGCGCGCACTACCGGCCAACCGGCCGGTTTGAGAGAGAGGATAGTTATGGCAACCACAACACACCCGGATTGGGTGATCGTGCGCGGTAACGCGCGACGATGGGATTGGTACAACGAAGAATCGACCACGGAACTAGCGTGGATCGATGACGATGGTTGTGATCGTCGTATCGTGGTCGCGGATGGGTCGCGTCGTGTGATTCGTTCGTGGTCGTCCGGGCAACCGGATGCGGATTGGGCCTCGCTGTACGGTGTGGCCGGTGTTGTGTCGCGGTTCTTCGGACAGGACGCGTATGGTCATACGGATTGGTTGGTGGCCTGATGGATTGGTCACGCTATATCGCGTTGGGAGACGACACGTGTTCCGTCGAACCGTTGGAACAGCTACTGATCGTTGAGTGTGCCGGTATGACGGAGAACGACGTTGATCGTTTGGAAACGTTGGGTGTCCTGCCCGATGGCCATTATGCGATCCCGGTCATCGAGCTGTTGGCAGACGCGTTCCGGTATCGCGCGATCTTCGACGCGCCACACGATCCCGAATACTGTTCGTCGTGCGAGCTTGCGGGCAACGATAGCACGCGGATCGACGTGGATTCCGCGCCGATGGTGAAATGGGATGTGATGGGTGATCCTCGCGCGTTCGCGTTGGTGTGCGACGGTTGCTATCCGCGTTTGACCGGCGACACGAATCGCGGGTGAATGTACGCCTATCGTGGATCGAACGGTTGTATCTTCGGCCGATCATCGGCCGATGGATACCTTGCCCGCCAGAACCTATCCCACGTCGATTCTGCTGTCTGGTACAACACGAACGTCTCGCGGTGTATTGGCGCGATCCGTACGGTGTTCGGAACCCGGCAACGGATTGGGGTTCGGTTCGACAGGCGTGGCGGTTCCCATCGGAGACGGTCGCGCGAGAAATGGTCGAACGTGAACTAGGTGTCACGGTTGTCTATAGGACGGTCGAGCTGTCCGATTCACAATAAGCAGAATCCCGGTCGATGTTGGTTCGGCCGGGATTCTTCGTTGTGTCGGCATCGACGGTTTCAGACCCGCGCGCGATACTGTTCTCCGCGCTCAATCCTGCTGTCCGCGCTCAATACTGATCGTTTCGTTGTATTTGGTGAGACGCTGGTGTTCGGATCGCAACATATCGGTTACCACTACTTCGTGAACGAGGTTCAGTAGTTCTGCTAGGGCTTCTTGCCGGTTGTTTCCGCGCTCAATACGGTCTTTCGTGACGGCGATAGCGACGTGGCCGGATGGTTTGCGTAGTTTGAGGCGTTGTGCCGGCAACAGGCCACCGTAGATACCGTATAGGTCTTCGTCACGGTTGAATGTGGTGAGTATCCAGTCGAGGCATTGTTGTTTGACGGGGCAGGGTTCGGTGTCGGGTGTGCCGTTGCAGATTTCGAGTGCGGTTTTGAGGGTGTGTTGGTCACCTTTTTCGGGGAAGAACAGGTTGGTTTGTAGGCCACGGCAGGCGGCTTCTAGTTTCCAGTTGTCCAAAGGTTTCTCCATTGGGATGGTGTGTGGTCGCGCTCAATACTGGTTTTGTGTTCGGCATCTTCGTAGAGTCGGATGATGTGTAGGCAGGGGTCGTGTTCTTCGAACTCGTCTGCTTCTTCGTTGCTCATTGGGAGGCTGTCGTGGGTGTAGCAGACGGGCGGCCCGCAGTATCCGTGTTCGATGCCGGTTTTGATCCATTCGTCGAATGTCATTTGTTTCTTCTTTCGCTGTCCCAGAGGATGATCCAGAGTAGTGCGATCATGTAGATGATGATGAGTGCGGTCAGGATGTCGTCAGTCATTATTGAACAGCTCCTGTGCGTCAATAATACGAACATGGTTCATCATGGGTGCGTCATCTTCAATTCGGTTTTGGGCAATTACAACATATTCAGGGTTCAATTCGCATCCGATGAACCGTCGTCCCAAACGCAAAGACACCACCCCAACTGTCCCTGAACCGGTAAACGGGTCTAAGACAATATCGTCGGGCCTACTGCTTGACAGAACACAAGGCTCGACAAGTGCTTCGGGCATCACGGCAAAGTGTGAGCCTCGGAATGGTTTAGTGGGGATTGTCCAGACGGAACGTTTGTTTCGGGTTTCTCCTGTGCGTCCCGACATACTGTTCATCCTCGAACCTGTCCGTGAGTCCCCTCTAGACCCCCTATCATCGTACGGGTATTTCGCAGGCTCCTTCAATATCTCATTGTTGAACAGATAGCGGGGCGACTTAGTGAGCAAAAACAGGTATTCGTGGGATTTGGTGCATCGGTCGGTAACAGATTCAGGCATCGGATTTGGTTTAGCCCAGATGATGTCTTGACGCAAATACCAGCCGTCTGCCTGTAAAGCAAAGGCGACCCGCCACGGAATACCAACAAGGTCTTTCGGTTTCAACCCTTCTGGGACTATGGCAGAATGTTTATGTTCCATATGCCGTTCGTTATGTGTTGCGCCTAAGTTGCCTGCTGGCCCTTTGCCTGAACCTGCGTAACTGTCGCCAAGATTGAGCCACAACACGCCGTCATCGGCTATTACACGCCAGACTTCACGGAATACACTTACCATCTCATCAACGTACACTTCAGGTGTTTGCTCCAAACCAATCTGACCGTCAACACCGTAGTCACGCAACCCCCAATATGGCGGGCTAGTGATGACACATTGAACCGAGCCATCAGAAATGTTTTTGAGCCGTTCACGAACATCACCAACAAAAATTGTTGCTCTTTCCTCAGTCATTGTCGTTCTTTCGTACAGCTTTACGGTTCTTCGGAAGACGACCCTCCGCGATCCGCAGTTGATCTTCGCGTTCCATCCTAGTCAAACCACCGAAAATGCCGTGCAAATCCCATGCTCGATGGTTGGACAAACCGTACTTCCGGCAGTCGAACATGACGGGGCAGGTGTTACAAATCTTTTTGGCGGCTCGTATCTTTACGATGTCGCCCCGGATCGGCATGAAGTCGTTGACATCCATTCCGCGGCATGAACCGTACTGTAACCATTCCATTGTGTTCTCTCTCTCTGTTGTAGGTGTTTCTAGTATCCCCTAGTTGTGGGGTGTTGTCAATAGTTTATTTGCAGGGTCGTGTCCACGGGATGAATCCGCATCCTTTGTGGGCATCGAACCAGATGTACATTTCCCATGCCCACGCAAAGTTGTAGTAGGGGTCTGCGACGAGATGCCAGTCACCGTATTTGTTGGTCATTTCGTCGTCCCAGACCGTCATATTGAGTTGCATCGGCCCCCAATCAGTACCGTTGAAGTTCTTGTGAGCTGGTTGACCGTTGATAGAACCGATGATGTTGAGGCATCGAGATTCTGACCATGCTTCTGCGAGGACTTCGGTGAGTAGTTCTTGTGGCCATCCTGCGGCGTGGGCGATGGGTGCTAGTTCAGCGCATTTTGTGTCAGCCGGGACGAGTGTGGTGGTGGTGGTTGTGGGGGCAACGGTGGTTGTGGTTGTTGGTGGGATGGTTGTAGTGCTAGTGGCCGGCACGGGGGTGACTGGTATCAGCGTTGTTTCGACGGTGGTGCTGTTGAGAGCGCACCCAGCCAATAGCAAAAGAGGTATCAAACGTTTCATAGGTTTCTCTCTCTCAGAATCCGGCTTGCTTCAGCAAGTCGATCATGGTGTTGACGGTGACCACAGCGTATTGTTCGCCGGGATCAGAAACTCCGATCCGTTTGGCAACTAAAACACCGATGTCGGCTTGACCGTTGACACGTTCTGTTTCGGTTTCACGCAGCCATTCGGACAGTTTGAGTGTCTTATGGTTCTTACATTCCCAGACGATGCCGGGTGTTCCGGTGATGTCACCTTCGTCGTGTTGGCCGGTCAACGCTCGACGTTCGGCGTACGGGAATCCGTGTTCTCGTAAATGTCGGACGATCAGCGTTTCAAACGCTGTCCCCTTCTGTTTTTGCTTGCTCATCAGCTCGCTCCATCGGGAATCGCCGTGCGCGTCGAGGTTTGCAGGTGTGCATCGGCACACCGTTCAACGGCACGTGGGTTATTATGGTTTGCTCGCAGATGCGGCACAACCATTTTACCTCATGGAGTTCAGAAAGGTTCTTCATCTTCCACAACATCGGCGTTGAGCAGGGTTTTTGCGTTTGAAATGTTGCTGTCGGATTCGTGAGCAGCCCAACGAAGTGAGATTGACACGTCGTCTGCGATGATTTCGACGCGTTGCTTCTTCACACCGTCTTTGCCGGTGTAGTCGCTTTTGTCGAGGCGACCGGTGACGATGACACGCGATCCCTTTTTGACGGAGGCCGCAACGTTTTCGGCTTGCTCTTTGAAGACGACGACATCATGCCAAACGGTTTTCTTGTTGTCGTCTTTGCCGGTGGTGTCGGCAACAGAGAATTTGACGACGGCGGTTCCGTTTGCCGAATATTTGAGTTCGGGGTCGCGGCCGACGTTTCCTGAGACGGTGATGGTGTTCATGCTTTCATCATTTCTTTGAAGGCGACACGAAGTTTGGTCATGTCGTTGACGGTTACTTTGCCGTGCAGGTCTACGCCTGCTCGATCTGCTACTTGGTCGTGGTCAAGGTTTGCGTCGGCGCAGGCGCGTGCGAACTTGCCGAGAACTTCGGGATCAACCGGCGTGTTGTCTTCGACGAGTTGGGCGACGGCTTTCGCTTTGGCCGGCTTCTTGACGGGTGCGACAGGCTTTGAGCCGAGGTCTTCCCACTCCTGCTTTGTCCAAAGTGCGAGCGAGATACCGAATCGCATGGCTGCGTTGCGGAGGAAATCTCCGACGAGTTCTTTGTCAAGTTCGGCTTTGTCGGCGCGTACTGATCCGACTCCGAGCATCGGCTTGCCGTGAACGGTCAGTCTGGCCCACATGGTTGCCATCCCGTTTTCGACGTGGACGTGGGGGCGGCCGTTCACCCATCCGCACGGCTCCCACGACCACATGGGGTCGATCTCAATGAGGATGCGGGTGATGTCGGCGTGTCCTACGAAGTCAAGTTGCATCCCGCCTTTGGGGAGTTTGCCGACGATCTTCGGGTCGGGGACAGCGTATTTGGTGAGTACCTCTGCGAGCTGTTTAGTGGTGTCCATCACTTGCCTCCTGTCAACTGTGAAGTCCAGATGCGAACCGGGCGGGCGTGGCAAGCCGGCCGTTCCGATGATACGAAGCGGTCGGTGGGGGCGATCAGACCCATGCTTTCGGCACGCTTCATCGCGCCTCCGAGTGCGCGTCCGTCATGGTTCAATTTCAGTTTGTTGTCGCTGAAGTATTCCCAGATGTCGTCGGTGGTGAATTCGTCTTCGGTTTCTGCGAGGACGACGATGGCTTGGAACGCGTTGTCGCGGAACTTGAGTGCGCTGTTGTTCCAGCCGCGCTCGATCGCTTCGTGACTAAGCGTTTTCGCTAAATGCTTGTTTCTCATTATCTCTCTCCCTTGCTTTGTTTGTTTTTCTTGATTTTCCTGCGGAATCTTCTTATCGCATTGTTGAGACGGATGTGGGAATACTCTGCATCATGGACAAGTAGCCAGATCACTTCGGTGTCGTAAGGTATCAAACCAAACACCATGTCGCGTGCAGCTTTTGTAAGTTCGTTCTGCCCGAATTCGTCCCATTCGTCGATGTCAAAGTCCGGCCAATCAAAGTTGTACGGGCTGTTCATCTCTCTCCCTTGAACCGCATGACGCGGATCGTTGTTGTGTTCTCATACTGACTGTACAAGTCAGGATGGTCGCTTGTAAAGGCTTTCTTATCGAAACCTTTTCTGTTCTGCGATTTCCATGTGACGGCCGGTTGACCGTTGATGACCCCGGTGTGGGCATCCTTCATCAGCTGTGCGATAGTTGCCTTCAGCGTGTCTTCTTCTGTGTCCAACAGTTTCTTCGCGGCCTGCACCTCGATGATGCGACGCACCAAATCGGCGTGTTCGGTGAGGTCAGTAGTGTCGCCGTCTGCGTTGGGGAACCGTTCGGAGATTTCGTTGTAGGTGGCCGGCCATTCGGCGGGGATCGTCCCGAGGTTCACATACCAAAGGAAGTCTTTGACGGCTTCCATATGTTCGGCTTTCTCGTCGCCGGTCACCTTCTGGCGGTGGACATGAAGATCAAGGGTGCTGTCAAAGATGCCCCAAACGATTTCGTCTACGTCGCAGCAGATCGCTTGCTGTACACCTTGCCAATACCAGTAGGCGGGCAGTACGCCGTCCCATTCCCGGTTGTACGTTTTGATTTCTGCAACCACGTTCGGTTCTTCGCAACCGTCCAAATAACTTTCGTAGTCGATCCCGTCAATGGTTGCGATGAGCGGGCAGGTTTCCCAATCCAACGCGTACATGAAGTTGGGTGTGATGAACTTTGTGCCGATCTCGTCACCGAGCCAGTCAAGCAATACCCATTCGAGACGGTTGCCTCGATCCATCGCACGACTGGTTTCTTTGACGGTCGGTGTGTCAGCAAGCTTCTCTGTTGCGAGCGCGTATTTGCTGATGAATCGATGCTGGTCGTGAACTGCGGCTGCTTCTGATGCGGCGATACGGATGTTTCCTGCATCGTCGCGGTGTCGCAACTTCAGCCATTCGAGGCTTCCGTGGTCGGGTTTGGGTATGAGTCGGTTGAACATTCTCTCTCCTTTGTTTTGAGACTGATCTCACCCTACAAGAAGGGTGTGGCAGAGTCAATCCAATTCTTCAAACCAGTTCACCGGCAGGTGCGTGGCCAGCGAATACACCCT